CCTGGACAACAGGGACCACCTGGACAACAGGGACCACCTGGACAAAATGATAAAAAGATTAATGGATTAATTATAGATGATAGTTCTAGTGAAAAATCAAAAGAAATGGATACAGTTAGTGTAACAGATAGTGTAACAGATAGTGTAAAAAGTAAAAATGCCTTTAATAAAGTGATATCAAAAATGCAGAAACCTTTTAAGAAAAAGCAATTTGAATAAATAAATTTTAAGAATTAAATTTTAATATTATTAAAATTTAATTAAGTGTATTTAAAAACAGAATTTGATACTATAGTATTAAAACGACAATAATTAGATAATGTACTGACTGGGATATTTAATTGTCTACTAGCAACTGATAAAGATTCCCATGATCTTATTAATTCATTTGTACTTGCATTGTATTCTGAAACTTTTTTAGTTGTTCTTTTAGGAACTTTTGATCCAAAATTATTAGATGAAATTCCTAAACCCCATACGCCAAATAAATGAGTATTTGAAGAATCATTAGATAAAAATACTCTTCCACCTGCAAAATGACGTTCTAAATATTTTTGTATATCTTTTTTATACTTAAATTGCAAAGTGTAATTAGAGTCTGATAATTGCTTCCATGATATAAAATTATTAAAAAAATCTACATAACTAATTTTATAATTCCAATTAACTTCACATTTTTCTATAATAAATGTTTCATAATCTAAAAGTGGATCATTTTCTGGTTTGTAAATTAATGGTTTTAATCGAATACCTTTATATATATTCTTTTTTATATCATCTTGAATATCAACACCACTTTTAAAATTAACCTTTAAATAATTGTCTAAAGAAGAGACAACATCTTTTATTGAACATTTACTCCAAATTCTATGAGCTCGTTTAATATCAGCTTTTGCTGTTTTACATTCAGGCAATAACTCGCAACATTCTTTTATAAATAAATCAAAATCTTTAGGATTAACTCTTTTTATATTAATATCGTGATTTTCATCTTCATTGTTATTAAAGTTGTCGTTGTCATTATCTGTATTATTAGTACTTGTATTAATAAAATTTTGTAAAGATGGAATAAAAGTATATATATCTTCAATTTGTGAATCTATTAAATTAATAATTGTATTAATAATTTGTTTACCAAATTCTTCTGATGGTAATTCAAACCATTCTTGCATTGAATTTATTCTGTATTTATCTAAAAGGTGATGTAATAAAGATTCTGTTAAATCACAATTTAAACACCGTTTTACATAAATAATAGATCCATTTTTAGACATATTCGAATAAACCTTTTCTCTTTCAGAAATATTTTTACTTTTTCCTATTTTAAGTAAAGATCGTTCATTATTTTCATCATCTTTATATAAATAAATTGCATCACCCTGTTTCATATCATAATACTTTCTTCTTAAAATTTGGTTTTTATGAATTCGTTCTTTTTTTAATTGCTGTTGAGTTTGCTGTAATTCTTTTTTATTATTTTCTAATAATACTTTTTGTTGTTCTATTTCTTCTTTAATTATTTCGTTATAAATATTTTCTAATTTCACATAATATTTACGAATTTCCTTACCTTTTTCAGTCTTTGCTATCATACATAAATTCTTAAATGTATCTATATTTAACATCACTGTTTCTTTATTATGACCACCTCTTGTTTCATCATTTAGTTTTTGCTCGTCCCTAGGGACGAGCAGAGTTACATAGTCATCATTTTCAATAAAATTATTTTTCAAAGTTCTTTTCGCATTTTCTTTATTTGCAAATCCTATCATTTTAAACACATCGTCTAAATTAATTGGAAAATCATTTGTTGGATGATAATTCATATACATATATAAATTTGCTATATACCAATGTTGTTCTTGTTCAGTAAATATATTGTTTAGTTTATCGACTATTTTAGATTGTACATCGAGTGATAATGTTGTGTTACTGTTTTTAACTAAATCTTTAAAATTTATTGATTTAGGTTTAATCATATGTGACATTTTTAATATTTATATTTATAATTATATATAAATATTATTTTTAAATAAGATTTTGAACGAAATATTAATTTTTAATAAAAATATTTTACACTATAGATTCTATTAGATACTTGGATAGAATACCCATTTAGTGTTTTTGTCAGTTTGTGACATATGATCGACTATTTTTTTAAAGATATAATCTTGTTGACGTAATTTATCTGAGCTTTTTAAAAGTGGAAAGTATATTGCAAATTCATGTAATCCAAGTATTTGGAAAAACTTATGTAATGTATAACTATAACTAAGAAAATTTTTACGTCCTTGTGGTTTGAATTTTTCATAAGGTTCTTGTATTTGTTGAAACATTGATTGTATTTTATTTTCTATTTCTGGAGTTAATTCAAACGGAGGTCTTCCATTGATTCTATTAATTATACCTATAACATTATCATAGTAATCATTTAGATTTAATTTTTTAAGATATTTTTTAATTTTATCCTCTGTTAATGTATTTAAATCATGGATTCTTTCTTTTTTAGTTTCTAGAATGACTTTATCTAAAACCTCTTGGGGAATACTACGATTTTCTTTTGCTTGGAAACGTTTTAGCCAATCGTCAAGATGACTTCGCTTGTCATAAGTAAATTGTGGTCGGTAATCTATTTCTTGCATTTCTTTATAAGACAATTCGTTTGCTTGTTCAACTGTATTTCTACACATACCACATTGTGGACATACAAGAAAACTATGTTCTACCTCAAATTTAATATTACATTCTACACAACTGAGATTTTCATTTAATGTATATTTTTGTATATAATTATTAAGTAAATATTCAGGATCAAATTTTTGTAAATATAAATCAGTCAATCTATTTTTTTTTAAATTAATTTCATTAAGTAATGTACTATTTTCCATAGATAAATCATTAATTTGTAACAACTGCAATTCTTGTTCTTCTAATGTAATATATTCTTGCATAATATAACTAGATTCTAATAAATAATTATATTCATTTTCAAAACAATAATTTTCTTTTTCTTTTAATAATTTTTCTAATTGAATTTTGTATTTATTTATTTTATGATTTAAATTTGATATATCTTTATTTGTGGTTTCATTATCTGATTTATTATTTGATATATTTTTAATTTCATCTTTAATACTAAAAATTTTTTTTTCAAGTTCTTTAAAATTTACACCTTTTTTATCAAATTCAGCTAAACGTATATTGTGTTTCTGTAATATAGAATGTTGACTTTTAGACTTGTAATATTTATTATCATTATTATATTTTTTAGAATATTTTGGTTCATCTGGGGTATTTTTTTTTTTCCTCATATTATATCATAAAAAAGTTATTTTTAAATGAAATAAAAAACATAATAATTATTTATTTCATTTTTAATTTCATTTTTATTTAATTATTTTTATTTAATTATTTTAAAATATTTTAATTTAAAGATAAAAATATATAATGTTTATAAAAAATGAAAAGTCCATTATTTATATTTTTAATAGTTTCTAGTATTTTTGCAACACCCGTATTTCGTAGAAATTGTGACAATGAAGATTGTGATCATTATGAAAACAAAACAGTAGAATGTAATGATCACACTGTTACTGACACTGTAACTGTAAGTTTAACTGACACTGTAAGTTTAACTGAAACTGTAAGTTTAACTGAAACTGTAAGTTTAACTGACACTGTAACTGACACTGTAAGTTTAACTGACACTGTAACTGACGTCATTACTAAAGATGTTGTTAGTTTAATTACAAATACAATTGTAATTATAAATACAGAAGTTCAAATGTTTACAGAAACACAATGTCCTACAACTGATAGAGAAATTACTGTGACAGAACCAGAACCAACTGAAACACCTTGTCCAGAAACTACAAGTGAAACTACAACTGAAACACCTTGTCCAGAAACTACAAGTGAAACTACAAGTGAAACTACAAGTGAAACTACAAGTGAAACTACTACAAATGATAGAGAAATTACTGTAACAGAACCAGAGCCAACTGAAGAGCCGTGTCCTGAAACTGAAACTACTACAGATGATAGAGAAATTATTGTAACAGAACCAGAGCCAACTGAAGAGCCGTGTCCTGAAACTGAAACTACTACAGATGATAGAGAAATTATTGTAACAGAAACAGAGCCAACTGAAGAGCCGTGTCCTGAAACTGAAACTACAAGTGAAACACCTTTTCCAGAAACAGAAACTTCATCAGAAATTACTACTACAGAAGAACCTTGTCCAGAGACAACTACTACAAGTGTAGAGGCTACAACTACTACAAGTGTAGAGGCTACAACTACTACAAGTGTAGAGACTACTACAACTACTGATGATATTACTATTATAGATTTAAATACTGAAGTCCCTCTTAAAAAGAGGTTTTATAGAAGATTTTTAAGAGCATAATATGTTACAAATAAATAATATATATATTAAATATATTATTTACAATGTTTTTTATTTTGTATAATTATTGTTTTTTTGTAGGTTTTTTTATTAAAGATTGAAATTTTTTTGGTAATTTTGATGTATTAAAAGATTTATCTAATGAATATGTATCAATTAAATAAGAATTTTCTATAATATAACTATAAGTTATGTCTTGTATATTTAATCTTTTTGTTTTTGTAAAATTGCCAATATAAAAAATATCGTATATTTTATCTGCTATTGTATTTTTAAGACCACGATAAGATTTAGTGATATCTTTTGGATAATTATCAGAGGTATTTTCTGGATAATCTGATGTATATACAAAAGATTCTTTTGGATTAAATAATTTATCAATTTCAGAAACGAAATATTTTGGAACATTTTTAATCGCTTTTATAGAATCTATAAAATCAAATAAATCATAAAATTCTTGACCATTTTTTGTTATATATTTTAGTCTATCTTTATAATACCAAGAGATATATAATTTATTAGGAATCCAAGAAAACCCAAAATCAGATATTATAAAAATATATCCTAGATTTGGTAAATAATAATCTACACCATCTAATTTATAAATCCAATATCCACCAGATTTTACTTTTTGGACTAAAATATTACCTATATGTAAATCTGTGTGTAACATATTAAATATTCGTTTCAATGAAGATAATGCATACATTATTTGGAAAAGAGCATTGAACCAAATTTGATTACTATGGCCCTTTTGAATCCAAGATTCAAATGTATAATTTATATATTCATTATACAAAGTTATAACATTATTTCTATAATCCCAGTGGTAATTAACTGCAAAATTTGGACATATATTTTGAAAAACTAATTGATTTGTTAAAGTTGATGATATAATTTCTATTAAACTTGGTTTTTTAAACGACCGATTACTATAAAATAATGTTAATATTTCATCTGGTGTAAGATTTAATTCACCTTTAGTTATACCTTTACCACTTTTTATAGTTTTTAAATTGATTTTTTTCATTACAAATTGGTTAGCCTTTTGTTTTGGACCTTTAAATATAGCTTTATATACAACTCCTTCTACACCTGATGCAATTTCTTTTTTTATAAAAATATCAGACAAATCTTTATATACATACGTATTCGTTCGTTTATTTTTTAATGTATATAAATCTTCTAAGGTTTTTATAAATTTGTTATATTTAGAAACTCTTAATGATACTAACCATTCCATTAATATATAAAGTTAAAAAAAATTAACTTAAAATATTTAAGTTAAATTTTTAATTAAAAACGAAATATTTTATTTAATTAATATTAAAATAATTTTTATAAGATGATTCAAAATTAATTCTAAAACCATAAGTAAAGACTTGTGGTCTTTTTGTTCTAATATAATTACAAATATTTTGAAATTGTGTTAATTGACAATCAGTTTTTGGAATTTCATTTAATTCGACGTATTTATGGTCTAAAAGTACCTTGATTAGAGCTGCTACGACTATTGTCGATCTTTGCCGACCAGCATGGCAATTAATTAGAATTTTTTTATTTTCAATAGTATATTTTCGTAATAATAAAGGTACAATAATTTTAAAATAGTGTTCCATTATAATAAAATCACGTTGTAATAAAGAATCGTTTACAGGTATTCTAAATGTTTCTATATTATATATAGAACATAAATCTAATGAATTAATATTATTATATTTTTCTTTTTTTAATTTTTTATCTATAATATCATGAATTACAGGAATATTAGATGTACAATTAACTATCATATCTATTTTATTATCTATTAAAAAATTAATATCATGTGCAGCCTTATAATTTCCTAACCATAAATTCGGTAAAATTTTATCAACACTTGTTGTTGTATTAAGAAATGAACTAGTAAATTCATATAAAGTATTATATAAATAATATAACATCAACTTAATATTACAAAATAAATAAATATTACTTTATTAAATGTAATGTAATTAATTTAAATAAAAAATATTTAGATTGAATAAGAGAATAAGAAAATATTATGAAAAAAAGATTTATTATAGAAAAAGAATCTACTACAAATACTAGTTCATATGATGATACTACGAGCTCATTTCAAACTGATACAATTTCTGATGAATATTATACAGAAAACGAAGGGTCATTTAATGGATATCCGTTTTTAAATATAGCCAAAACAAAATATAGAAAACCAAGTAATGGTACTAAACAAGATCTTTTTACAAAAGATGAAATTATAAGTCGTTTAGAAAATACTATTCCTTTAAAAAGTATGGAAGAAAAGAAAATTTTAACAAAATTGCCATATTTTAAAACTTGGGTCAGATATTACAATACTAAAACTAAAAAATTTAGAATAGGAGGACATTTAATGAAAGTTGTTTATCCGGATTATGTAGTTTTAGTTAATTTAAATAATAAAATATCATGGACAGTTCAATTAAAAGATTGTATATTTTATATAACTGATCCAAGATTAAAACAAGATGATACAAATGATACAGAAACAAATGATATTGTAAATACAAGTAAAAAATTTAACAATTATAATATTAAAAAAGATTCAAAAGATAATATGGAAGATAAAATAAAGGATAAATTATATACTTTATACAAACAAGGTAAATTATCTAGATTAGAATAGTAACTTTTAAAAAAGTAGCGTAGCTTCAAAACAGGGCTCACCTTACCGAGCTGAAGCTAAACTTTTAAAAAAGTTTAATCAAAAGCGAAGGTCACGCCTGCAAATAAATTATTATGGTTTATATAGTAGTAGTTCTTGCAGGCGCGAGCCTTTTTTGATATTACTTTTTTTTAAAAAGTAATATTTTTAATTTAAAATTTAATTATTATATTTAATTATGAATTCTAATAAAAGATTATTAAAAGAAATTAGAGAGTTATATATTCAACAAAACCAAAAATCTTTATTAGATAATGACTATCTTATTTATTATGATGATATAAATATTAATAAAGTGTATGTAATTATTCGAGCACCATATGATTCCGTTTATAGACATAAATTTATAAGATTAAATATAACTATACCAGAAAATTATCCTTATTCACCACCAGAAGTAACGTTTATAAATTACAATGGTGTTAGAATACACCCTAATATGTATGAAAATGGTAAATGTTGTGCTACTATTTTGAATACTTGGGGTGATGACGTTTATGAAAAATGGACATCTAGTATGGGAATAGAAACTATTTTATTAACATTTCATTCATTTTTAGATAATAATCCTTATATGTATGAACCTGGAGGTAGAGACGACACGACATATACAGATTATGTTAAACATGAAAGTTGGTATAGTTGTTTAATTGTATATTTAAAAAATGAAACAATAGAAATATTTAATCAATTTATGCATAATTATTTAATGTTAAATATAGATAGTATATTTCAAGATTTATATGAGTTAAAAGACAATTATCCTACTAATTATTACAATTGTAGATGTTTTGAAATAGATAATTATATAATAGATTATGATAAAATTATCATTAATTTACAAAATACTTATAATTATATTGATTATATAGAAAAAAGGTATGATGATGATGAAGACATATTAGAAACATTTGATGATTTTATAAATAAAGAATACAATTGTAATATTTGTTTTGATACAAATCAAACTGAAAGTGACATTGTAAAATTGTCATGTAATCATAGTTTTCATGAAGTTTGTTTGTATAACCACGTTAAACAAAATCATAAATTATGTTCTATGTGTAGAAAAGAAATATCTGACGATGAAATAAATACGTTATTTAAAAAAATAGAATGGATTATAAATCCATTAACAAAAAGGCGAATAAAAGTTGGTGGTAAAACTTATATGTATTTAAAAGATAATGATTACATATAGCGTGTATTAAAAATTGAAATTTATTTAAAATTTATAAATAATTGTACAAGATAAACACTTAAACAAAATGAAAATTCCTCGTTTACCAATGGAGATAATGGATGAAATCGTATTATATACTGGAGATCCTCATGTAGCAAATGTATTAAAAGATAAAATTTCTCAATACGTATTAGATCGTATTGAGAAAAACATATTAATATATGGTAATGTTCAGGGTGGTAAAACAGCTGAAATTTTTAATTATATAAATGAAAACAGTTCGTGTCAAAAAGTTTTGGTTATTCAGAATTCATTATTGGTATTAAAACAGTATGAACAAAGGCTTAAGTCGAAAAATATTGATTATCAAATAATTGACAAAAATACGCAAGAAATAACTAAAAATTTAGTATTAGTATTAAATAACAAATACAGATATAATTATTTTCGAAAAGTTGAACCTAGACGATATATTTTAATGTTGGATGAATCTGATCAAACTATTCGTTCTTGTTCTATAAAGACATCTAAAAATATTAGAAAAACAGTACATATAACAGCAACACCATTCAACAGTACTTTATATAATAGATGTATTAAGGTTCCAGAAAATGCAAATTATTATGGTGTTGAAGATTTAAATATTAATTTGAATAGTGCTGATGATAATACAGAATCCGTTGAGAAATTTTTAAAAACGCAAACAGGTATAATGTTGATAAACAAGTATAGTTATGTGAATGAAATGACATATTTGGCAGAAAAATTAACATTGCAATTTCAAAATGTTCCAGTTATATTATTAACATCTGAAAAAATAATGTTACTCAATAATCAAAAACGATATGTCAAACAAAAATCTATATCAAAAATTATCGATAGTTTACAAGAACATAAACATATTATTTTTATAGCAAATAGGTTATCCAGTAGAGGTTTATCATATGTTTCAAGTGATTATACTAGACATTTAACATTTCAAATTACTAGAGTCAGAACAAGTATAACAAGTTTTTTACAGTCATTAAGAATTCTTGGAATTTACAACTGTAAAAATAAATTAAATTTAGAATTAGTAATTAATGATCACGAAGAAAAACTATTTGAAAAACACGTTAAATTTTTAAATAATTTTAATATTGAAGAAAAAATGTTACTTTTAAAAAAGTAACATCAAAACAGGGCTCACGCCTGCAAGTAAATTATTATGGTTTATATAGTAGTAGTTCTTGCAGGCGTGAGCCCTGTTTTGATGTTACTTTTTTAAAAGTAACTAATGTAACGTAACTATTCATCTTCTTTATAACCTACTATGTCACCTTGTCTTGATACAAGAACTTTAAGTTTTCTTGTTTTTGCAAATTTACGTTTTAATTTATCCATATCAGCATTATCTTTTTCATTATCTTGTTCATAGTGTGAATTATAATTATTATTATGATATTTCCAAAATTTTTGATGTCCTACTCTAAAATTTTTATGTGGTTCTGCTTTATACCAAAAAATTTGATCACGCAAGTCATTTGAATTACCGGATGTTTTTATGACCACACATTCGTGGTTTTGTGTACATGCATCCAATATATTACAGAAATAATTAAAATCCGGAAGCATGCCACCATAAGCATCATATATTTTTTTTCTATTAGCTACAGATGGTTCATTGAAAATAAAAACATAATCTATATTACTACGTAATTCTGGAGGAATTCCTTGTGGATATTGCATTGTTAATATAAACAAAAAATTATAATGACGACCATTAAAAAAAATACTTTTAATTGTTTTATCTTTTTTCCAACTTTGAGCATCGTGTAACATATCATCTAAAACTATAAAAACATTATTACTAGCGTGTTTACCAGATTCAGAGAGACCTTGTTCTTTTGCTTCTCTTATTTTACGTTTCTGACGGTTCATTATACCATTTATAAGTTCAGGATCATATTCGGGATGAATAAAGCAATCTGGTATAAAATCTCCAAAAAATGGCGAAGCTTCTTCTGTTCCGGAAAAAACTATACCTGATGGTATGTATTTATGGTGGTAAAAAATATCTCTAACTAGAAAACTGTTATGTGTAACTATAAAATTTCCTAAAATAAAACGATTGTTACCATCTAATTCAATTCCGTAATATTCTCCTTTACCAACTTCTTCAACTTTAATTTGACTTACTAATGCATCTATTCTATCAGATCTTGGATCAGCCTTTTTACGTGGAATTAATGTTGGAATTTCATCTATTCCTTTACCACTTATAGTTATTCTATATGCTTCACCTATTTTTTTTTCTCCATTATATATCCAACTTGTTTTTTTAATATGTTTTGTTGCACAAAATCCTAAACTACGAGCTAAATAAATAATATCATCCATTAACTTTTCATGTTTTTTACACTGTGTAATTTCAAAACCTTTTGTTTTACCATTCTGTTTATTTAAATGACCATCTGCATCAATAAATCCAGCAAGAAGTTTTAACCTCATTTCACGTGAATTACATTTATAAATTAAAGGAATATGTTTTTCATCTGTCAAATTAAGTTTTCTAAGTGTGTCTAAAAAGAAATTAACGTTATTTTTATATCCTTTTAATTTAATACCATTTATTCCATAACAAAATTGATTAGCTTTTCTATATTGCAAATAACATTTTATTAATGGTAAATTTTTAGCGAAATAATGTAATACACTAGAATCTTGGGATGTTATCACAGCTGTCTTTGAATGACCATCTCCTAACCAATATCCAATCATATATGGATCTATAGGTACACTTTTTTCAGGAAAATCTATAGGGACTTGATAACCTAATAAATTATTTCTATATTTTTTAGATAATTTTAAAAAATCAAGGATTGGTACATCAACTTTTCGATCATCAATTAAACTATCTAAAAATTCTTTAGCTTGTTCGTAAACTTCTTGTTTATTTTTATTTTTATATGAAAATGTTTTATATGATAATTTATATTTGTATTTATCAAACCAACTTACGCTATATGAAGATCTATCCTTACGATCTCTTAAATTTTTCTTTTCTGTATAAATTAAAGATAAAATATGATGACTGTTTACAGTATAACTTTCACCCCTTCTATTGGTCACCTTATACATT